AGATGTGTTAACCATTGTATAATGTTTAAATCATTCCTTTCCATAGTAACACCGTATTTATTTTTACCAATATCTGCTCTCTCTCTAATTTTAGTAATAACAGATTCTTCTATTTTACTCATTGCAAAATTTTTGGATTTGAAACTGATTCTTCTAACACTTCATAACAATCTGCACATCTCAATACTTGAATAGGTACTAATTGGTCGTTAGTGCTTCCTGTAGCAATTTTACTTATCTTCTTTAATAATATTACATTAGTAAAGAATATACCTTCACAAGACTTACATTTTATTGTAGGATGCTCAGTGATGTCTATGTTTACATTCATTTGTTTAGAATTTCCATCTAAACCTAAAATCTTTCCCATTGAATAATTTTTACAAATATACTAATAATTTTTGATAAATACCATTTTTTAAAAAAAATTAATGACCATCTAAAAAATTTGTAGCTATTTCGGGTGGAGCTTTTAATGTAACTCCATCTAGGGTAGTTGTATTTTCCATAATATACTTTACTATTGGAATAAACTCTTCTATCCTGTCTTGTTCAATCTCTACAATTAATTGGTCATGTATCTGAGCTATTACTTGTCCTTTAGAACCTCTCTTACTTAATTCTCTGTTTATGTGCAATGCTGCTCTGTTTACTATAGATGCAGCTAATGATTGTATTTGAAAATTTAAACTTGAGTTGTAAGCATTCTTTAAATCTCTATATAGTGATATAGCACGTTCTTCTCCCAATTTTTTTACTAATTTATCTCTATGGTCATAGTCTAGTACTTTATCCCCATATTCATCAAATACTTTCTTACCTCTCCATAGATGTCTTACTCTTCCTAATTTGTTACGTATCATTCCTGTGCTTTCAAATTCTTTTTTTGAGGCTTGAATCCAATCAGCCACACCGGGGAATCCCTCCAAGTAAGCATCTCTAAGCTCCTCTCCCTCTGCTTTCTTAATATTTAAACTCTTAGCCAATGCAAATCCTGTCATACCATAAGCAATACCTAAAGCATATGCCTTAGCTTTCTGTCTCTTGTTAGCATCAATCTTTTTAAGAAAATTAGGAGCATTCTTATCAGCAGATACACCTTCTAACTTTTCAGTTCGTATAGCAACTGTACTATAAAAATCATGACCTTTATTAAATATTTCTTGCAAATTAACATCATTTGATATACTAGCAAATATATGTGGCTCTAATGATTCATAATCTGAATCTATGAACTTATACCCATTTCTAACCTTAAAAAATGCCCTTACCCTATTGTTGAATTCTAATACTATAGGGTCATCATCGCCCTCCTCTTTAGGTTTAGGTAACTGTTGTAAATCACTCCCATACCTTCCCGATACTGTACCATGCTGTTTAAAGTACGGGTAGAATATACCATTCTTATTCTTCTCTAACAATCTTTCTACATACGTTGAATATATCTTAACTAACTTATTGTAAACTCTAAGTTTAGTAGCCCATGTATACTTTGAACTTATGCTCTCAATAAATATATCATTAAACTGTGACGTTCCTGAGTCAGTTTTAGATATAGGTTTTAAACCTAAATAATTAAAAGCTATTTCAGATAAATGCTTTTTAGATTGTATATTAATTAAATCTCCACTATTAGAATCTATCCATAATAATAAACTTATTTTAGATAGCTCTGATACAGGAACTCCGTGGTCACTAGTATGGTCTATTAAGAATCTTTTGTACGGAGAATCTTCCAACTTTTCTATTTCTTTTTTAAGCAATCTTACTTCTCCTTTAGCATCTAAAGATAAATTTAAATTAGCATTTTTAACTAACATTTTAGCAAAGACACCTCTATTTTTTGGTGGGAAGTTATTCACATATGATTGCTCAAATATCCAATCTTTTACTCCTTTAATAATTTTTAATTCAGATATTACTTCATTTTTCTTTTCATTTATTACATTCAACATTTCATCCTTTGTCTTATGTAGCAATTCTATATCTAATTGAATTCCACGTCTTTCCATTGGAATTGTAACTTCCTTATATACAGGCATTACTTCATCTTCGAAAAAAAACTTATCTAGTTTCTCCTCATGTAACTTACCATAAAAAAGATTAGCTACTCTAAGAGTTAAATCAGTATCTGCTGCTGCATATTTAGATAGTATGTCTAAATCTGCTTTATAGATTTGATATTTATTTTTGGTTGTTGAACCTCCATTCTTATGGATACTATCTTTCAATTCAATCTGCTCCTTATTTGCTTCATCTTCTATATTTAATCCTAGTTCTTGTTGATACATTTGAGCAATAGATTTCAATCCGAATGGAGTTCCAAAAGAAAATGCACCCTCTTCTTGTACTGTGTGAACTGCTAACATAGTATCCATCCATAATTCAGGAAGCAAATCTATTCCGTATTGATTATTTATTATTGAAGTATCAAAAGAAGCATTGTGCATTACAACTTTCTTTTTATCTTTCTTTATCTTTTCTAATATTAGTTTAAGTATATCCTTAGAAGGTATACTATCTATATAACATTCCTTTAAACTATCAGATTCAGAGTCATATACTTGAGTAGGTATGTAATATCCATTACCTATTTTAGTTGAAAATGATGCCCCTATTATAGAATCGGTATGAACATCTATACCTGTAGTTTCTGTATCGACAGCTACTATATTAGTTGCCTCTATAGAATCAAATAATTCTAAAAATTCACCTCTAGTAAATACAGTTTTATATATTTTGTCCATATGCTTTTTTTATAACTAATCAAAACTCACCATATAAATCATATTTCTTTGGTTTTGGTTTCTCAATCTCCACATAATTTTCATGAATTGCATATAATTTTCCTTTTAGTGGTGATAACTTATAATCTCCACTAAAGTTAGTAGCTCTCATATACTCGCTAAGAGTCTCTACAAGACCTTCTATTACATCATCTGATGTTGAGTTATGTTTAGGGTCGATGAGAGTCCACCTATCGCCAGGTGGAACTCTATTAGCTATCAGCATATCTTCTTCCCTCAGTTCCTTATCTTTTTTACTCACAACTTTTGCAATCTAATATGTTTCGAGAAAATTCCTGTGCTGAACTCTTACTATATTGATAATACAAAGTTTTAACACCCTCCTCATGCGCATACATATATAACATATTTATATCCTTAGCAGATACCGATGGGTCTATTGAGAGATTTAAACTCTGTGCTTGGTCAATATATTTCTGTCTTTGAGCAGCTTGTAATACAATTTCTTTAGGACTTATCTCTGAGAATGTTCTAAAAACTTCTTTAGTTGGAAAATCTAAATGTTGAACAGAACCATCCTTCTTCATAATGCTATCCCAAATCTCATCGGTATCTAAACCATATTTTTGTAATTCTTTTTCTAAATATGGATTCTTGTATACTGTTTTTATTTTTGCTAAATCATTTACAAAATAATTTGATTTATAAGGTTGTATACTCATAGATACCTGACCTAATATGAAACTTGTTGACTTAGTAGGAGCTATAGCAATCAAAGTTGTATTAGCATAATTATCTCTAATACATTTATATTTCTGAGGGTTGCTCTCGTACAACTCCATTGATGCATTATCACATTTTTCTTTTAATCTCTTAAATATAGCATGATTAATCTGTTTAGCTGCTAATGATTCAAATGCTACTAACTTAGATTGTAATAATGAATGGTATCCTAAAACACCTACCCCTATAGCTCTATGATTCTTAGCAAAATTATGAGCTCTTTTCATACCATCTAAATTCTCAGATTTTCGTATGAATTCATTTATAACAGCATTCAAGAATTGTACGTACACTTCTATAGCATCTGTCTTTACAATTTCCTCCCAATGTAACAAATTTATAGAACCTATGCAACATACAAATGATTCTTCTGAATTAGATGGAAGTTGAATTTCGGAACATAAATTACTTGCTACTATCTCTGTAGAATACTTATGTTTAATGTTAGCATATGGAGTGTTTCTATTTGAAGTATCTCTGAACATTATGTATGGGTATCCTAGTTCTACTCTTCTTTGGATTATCTTCGCCCAAACTTTTCTCTTATCCGAATCTCCATTCTTCATTTCCTCCATCCAAGAGTCTCCAATGGTAACTCCATATTGTAAATTTTGAATAGGATTGCCCTCAGTTGCAATATCTAGGAAATCTAGTATGTCTTTATGTTCTACAGGTAGATATACTGCACATGCGCCTCTACGAGCCTCTGATTGCTTACAAACATCTACAGCGGTATCATATAGTTTAGCGTAATGGATAGGCCCGTCAGCTTTCCCACCCGTTCTTATCTCAGAACCTCTTGGTCTAATATTTCCTAAATATGCAGAAGTTCCTCCCCCATACTTAGACATCATGCCAATCTCTGTTGAACTTTCAAGCATACTAAACAAACTGTCATCCACATAAGAACCATAACATGATATGGGTAATCCTTTATCTTTTGCAAAGTTAATCCATACAGGAGTCGATAAACTATAGAAACCTTTAGACATATAGTTTTCAAACTTATCAGCAAATCCTTCTATTTCAAGTATACTTTCAGCTGCTTTTGAAATTTCTCTCACTCTCTGTTCAGCAGATTCTGATATGTAACCTCTTGACAAAAATGTCCTAGAATCTTCATTAAGCCAATAATAATCTTTATAATTCATTTTTTTTTCAGTTGTTTAGTTTAGAATAAATCGTCTTCAGTTATGGATTTTGTTTTTTTGGAATAATCTATTTGTCTTTTATAAAAGAAATCACCTTCCTTTGTTGACATAATCTCTAAATCAAACCAATGAACATTTTTTAATAAATCTTTGTCAACCTCAAATATACTATCCATTTGAATTCTATTCAAAGAATTATTAAATCTATTCATTATAAAATGTTTAATAGTTTCCTTTGGTAAGAAATCTAACTCTCCATCTTCAAAAATCCAATCTAATATTTTACATTCAGATTTGTATGCCTTTTGACATGCAGAGTATATCAAACTATTAAATTCATCATCAAACCATTCAGGATTCTCTTCCTTAACTATATTTATAATTTCAGCACCAAAGTTTCCATGAATATCCTCTTCCTTAGATGTAGCTTCTACAACATTTGAAATTCCTTTAAATATATTCCTCTCTTTATTGAAAGACATCATTATAAGAAATTGTGAAAATAATGATACATGCTCTATAAATAGTGAAAATAATAATACAGATTTAGTATACATTTTATCATCTCTACTACGAGTACCATCTAAGTATTTTGAAAGGTAAGCTATCCTATCTCTTATAGCAGGGATTTCAACGACAGTTCTAAACTCATCTTCTAATCCTAATATTCTAAGTAGTCTTGCATATGCATCTTTATGACGAACTTCACTCTCGGCAAATGTCATACCAACGTCACCAATTTCCGTTATGGGCATTCTCTTATACATGTCAGCCCAAAAAGTTTTTACATTAACCTCTATTTGAGATATAGCTAACATAGTTTTCTTAATGATACTTCTCTCAACATCAGATATGTTAACTTTGTAATCATTTATATCTGTAGTGAAATTGTATTCTGTATCAATCCAATACGAATGTCTAATAGCATCTTTGTATTTTAATAAAGATGGATATTCATATGGAAGAATATTTACTCTTCTCTCAAATATGTTTTTCTTTTTCATGATAATGTTTATTCTTGTTATGATTTCAAGCAACTATAAATATTATATATTCACTAAGAATTTTTGAATTCTGCAAACATATTGTAAAAAGATTCTCTTTCTTCAGCTCTTTTCGAACTATCTAAAGATGATACGTCTTTTTTAATTTTCATAGCATCTCCCGAATTTTCTCTGAATATTTCTATATTACCATTAGAAGCATCAAACTTTGTCGGGAATGTTACACCATCTGCTCCAAATCTATTTTTAATAACATGAAATCTTCCAATACCTAATACTTTATCTTCAGCTCTTCGTGATAATGACATTATAAAATCACCAATAGCTATCTTACTATAATCTTCAGATATTTTATCTGCTTCTATAATTTCTGAATCTAGGCTTGACCTATTTGTTTGAGAAGCTGTCCATATAGGACAGTTATATTCCGCTGATAAACTTCTAAGTCCCTCATAAATTTGCTTTAATTCAAATCTCAACTCTTTATTATGACCTTTTAATAAATCAGCATAATCTACTATTATCAAATCAGGTGTATTTGATTGTCCTATGCATCTATCGATATGAGATTTCATAGTTAATATCGAAGCAGTTTTTGCAGCAAATTGTTCTACTATTAAAGTTCCTTTTAAATTTTTTACCTTATCCTCAACTTTATCCTTATGTAGTAATAAATTTGAATTGTTTAGCCCTGTGATAATACTGTCATATCTCCTTGCAGTATATATTTTATTTAACTCTAGTGTATAATGTACTACGGTCTTTCCTGCAATTAATGCATTAGCACCTAAAGCTGATAGTACCCATGATTTTCCTGCTCCCGCAGGTGCTATTATTATCCCTAGTTCTCCCGATGCTAAACCACCTTGAAGTAAATCATCAATACATTCCCAACCTGTAGTAACTGTATTTCTAAAATTTTCACTATATCTTTCTTCAAATTGGTCTTTATATATATGACCTATGTCTCTTGTGTAGCCTGATTTCAATGCAGAATCTAATGTAGATTTTACTCCATCATAATCCGAAGCATTAAGTAATTCTACACATTCTAATATTGCTCTTTTAATTTCTTGATTTCTACAAAAATCTACAGATTGTTCTTGTACATATTTCAAATCATTCGAATTAGCATACATTTCAGCCCTCCTAAAATACTCTTGTATCTCTTGCTTGAGTAGACTTTGAGTATCAGGCAACTTAGCTAATTCAGTACTGAACACAGTAATTGATGGGGATTGTCCATATTTAAAATAATAATCTAGTGTACTTTTTATAATCCACTGAGATGCATTACTAAAAAAATAAGTTGGCTTTAATATATCCGAAATTTGAGTTAGGAATGCAGTATTATCAATTAACGATACAATTAATTTGTATTCGAAATCTTTACCGTAACTACTTATGATGTTTGTCATTTCTTTAAGTTTTTTAAATAATTTTTCCAAAATAAAAAATCATGTTCATTTTTACATAATTCTATATGGAAAAAAATGGTTTGTAACTTCTGTACTTCTAATTCAGGTAAGTCTCTCTTTGAAATTGCTAATATATTAGATTGTATATCCCCTGACATATTGGGTGTTAGCAATTGCATAAGTTCGTAATTCCTATAGGCAATCTCACTCTGATTTACTATATTTTCGAATATCTTTGCTTTAGGATTCGCACTGTACTGTATCTTACTTTGCTCTACTATATCATCTATAGTTATGTGTTTGTCTGTTGTATTTAAATTGAAATGCTTATTCAATCCTACTTCTCCAACTTGTTTTACACCTGCTATGTTATCAGTCCTATCACCTACAAAACATCTGTATGTTAAGTAATTTAATGGAGTATAACCATATAATGATACAGTAGATTCTTCCGATATTAATAGTTTCTTCTCATGCGAATATACAAAAGTTTTCTCATCTATTAACTGCAAATAGTCTCTGTCAGAACTCATAATAATTTTGGAAGATTCCTTACTAAGAACTTGTTTACATAGATATGCTATCACATCATCAGCCTCCACACAATCTATTATAATTGTTTTAACAGGCATTATTGATAGAGAATTAACTAATAAATTTAACTGCATTCTTTTAGATTCATTCTCATTTAGAATTCCTCTAGTATCAGCAAATCTATTGAAACTACCCGCACTTAATACTTTATTCTTGTATTCTTTATGCAAATGTCTTCTCCTAACACTTCCACCTTTTCCATCAAATACTACATATATAGACGTTGGCGAGTAATCTACTATTGCTTTATATATAGTTCTGAAAAATCCTAGTATTCCACCAACATGGTCTCCTTCATAGTTTAATGTAGGGACAGCTTGAAAATTTCTAATAAAAACATTCAAGCCGTCCACAATCAAAATCTTATCCTCTACTACATTTTCTGAGGATTGACTCTCCTTAAACTTTTTAAATTCCTCAAATGAATCAGTAATCATCTTCGTTATCCTCTTCAATTATTATAGTGTCGGTATCCAAAGCTTCATTTATATTATACTTGAATATCATTTCATCACATAAATGATTATAAACAATTTCCTTATATTTTGGATTTGATATAATCTTATCGTAAAATTGTTTAGATTGGAATTTAATCTCTTCAAGTACCTCTCCTGTTTCTTTATCTACAACTCTGTAAGTATACCATGCACCATTTAAATCAACTATCTTTCTATTAGACATCTCATCCAACCATGAACCATAGTTGTCCATACCTGAATTGTAATAGATTTTATAGCTAATACTTCTATTGGCAGGCCCTAATCTGTTCTTCTTCACATGAGCAACAGACTCTACTCCGATATGATGTTTCTTACCATTCTTTTCTACAGATACTTTTTTACCTGCTTCTAGTCTTAGTCTAACAGATGAGTGGAATGGTATACCTTTTCCTCCTGAAGTTGTATATATGTCACCACCTAATGCTCCTAATCTTACTCTAAGTTGATTAGTAATTATAAGACATACTTTGTGTCTGCCTATATAATTTGTAATTTTTCTCATTGCCTGAGATATGATTATGGACTTACTAGTATTCCAACCTTGTTTATCAAATCCAATAGCTTTTTCTGCTTTGGTAGTTGCTCCCATTATGGAATCGATAACAATGGTAAGTAATATGTCAGGGTTTTTTTTCCTGATTTCAATAATCATTTGTTCTATAGTATCAAATATATCTTCTACAGTATACATTGATAAATACAACATCTTAGACACATTGACACCTATAGCTTTCATGAATTCCTCACTTGCAGCATTCTCAGTATCTATATAAACAGCTATTCCACCTTTTTCTTGGGTTGATTTCATTGCATGACAAGCCAATAATGATTTACCTGATGCCTCCATTCCCGAAATTTCGGTGATTCTCCCTACAGGAAAACCACCGTTTTTTCTATTTGAAATAGCAATGTCTAACATATCATTCCCTGAGGATACCCAATCTGATATATCAGATGGATTCGAATCTGAACCGTCTAAGAAATAGGCAACCTTATCAGTAGATTTTTTAAATATACCGTTTACATAGTCAGCTAAATCTTCCTCTATCGAGTTATGATTTTTTTTAGACATTATTTAGTTATTTGGAATTAAGTAACCTTTCGAATTCTAGCATAGCGTTTGACACTTGGGGAGACTCAACAGTCATCGGATTACTTGGAAAAGCATTTGATGAATTTGATGATTCAACAGTTGGTGACGGGATGCCTAATGATTGGGAAGTTCCACCACTATTATTAGGAGTAAAAGTTGGTGCAATATTACCTGCCATATGATTACCTATTGCCTTATCTACAAAATCTGTATTAGGCTTTGGATATAGATAATTTTCCAATACTTTAATCAACTCCTCTTTCGTTGGTGCTTTAAAAATATCTTCCAATTTTGGCACTTCAGATAGTGCTTTAGCACCTACTTCATTATCAGAAAACGCAGCGGTCTTATTAGGCTTAATCATAATTGAAGTACTAGGATATCCATCTCCTTGCTTCTTATGGTACTCAACATAGATGTCGTTACCATTTGTCAAGTCTGATATATCTCCGTAGTCTCCACTGTTTAAAAATTTGGCTAAAGTTGCATAAACAGCTTCCGTAAAACCATAAAATCTAACTCCCTTGCTTTCTTCCCCTCTTACCAAAATTGGAGCATATACTCTCAATTTAGGTTCTAGCTTCTTCCCTCTTATCCAAGAATCTTTGTTTCCCTCTGCTTGTAGTTTCTTAGCCCACTGCATAATTGGGTCATCCATTCCGTAGGTAACAGGTGAGACAATAGGTTTTTCTGATAAACCGTAGTGGAAGTAAATTCTTCTTAAGGAGTCTGTTGGCTCGTGTGGGTAGGGGACGATTCTAATGATGTGTTCCTTTTCAGGTTTCCAAAATAAATCATCATTCTTTGCTGAATCTTTTGACGTTTTTTTATTCAAGCGATTAATATCATCTTGAATAGCTGAGAAATTAATTGGCATAACTTAAAAATTTTGTTTAAAATTAAAGATATATTGATTTTTTAAAATCCAAATTTACAAAAACTAATCTCTCTTCAAAATATGCTTCTGAAGTAGACTGTTCGTCAGCAGGAAATCTCTTCACTATAAGAAGTACATCCCTATAATTTTCCCAATCTATTTGATAACTCTTATCTAAAATTCCATTGTTCAATACCTTGATTAATGAATTTAATGCATTAATGGTGTATAAGGTATTTGTGTGTTTCTTCTTATTTATTGATATAGTGTTCTTAGCCAAACCATCTCTCAAATTGTCTTCAGTATTATAAACTAATACCGAGCTATGTGGATTGTCTCTGTCTGTATACATATAAAACTTATTGTTATATATTTTATAATACGTTGATAAGTAATCAACAGTTAGACTCAGCGAATCATTAGAAGTAAATGTACATAAAAATTGTCCTTTCATAATAAATCTTTTTGGTTAGCATACGATGCTAAATAGCTCCATATCTTTGTAGTTTTTTCCTTTTTTTACTTTGCTATTAATTAATATTTTTTTTACATCTTTTAATAAATCATAACCATCTTCTACGTTATAATCTATTAATATTGAATCATAGGTGTATAATATCATCTTAGATTTTTTGTTGTCTAACAAGGTATTCACTCCATGTATAAATAGCATAGAAAGTTCAGTTTCTATCATTTGTATATAATAACTGAATAGTTTTGATTTATTCATTTCATCACTTACTGAAAGTTTTCTTTGGGTTATAGGGCTTTCTATATATCCTATAGTTTGGTACTGCTCCCAAATTTTTTCTTTAAGTGAATATACTTTATTAAAAAAATCTACATTATACCTATCACATAAGTCTTTATCATCTTTATATAGTAAAGTAAAACTTATCTTCTTACTATCCTCATATTGAGATTCTGTAATAGTATCCGTATTAAAATACATTTTTGCGAAATGTGTGTGTAATGATTCTATATCTGAAAAATCATAGTTTAATAACTTTCCAATAATCCTAATGTGATAGGAGTCAAAATCATACTCAACTAGATACCCACTATCAAATCTACTTATAAAATTCAATCTACTATCATCTTTTTTATTTATAGCTGAATAGTTAACTCCATCATATACATTAGATGGTCTACCTGTTTTAGTATGAATATTATAGAGAACTTTTACAAAGTTATTGGAATATTTTCTATTAAAATTAGAGTTGAAAGAATCTAATTCTACATACATACAATTTTTTTCTATAATTTCTATAGAGGGATAAACTACATTTGTATAAAATTCAGATGCCTTAGATATGTCTAAGCAATTTTTACAATCTAAAATAGTATGTATAAGTTTCTCAGACATTGCTACATATACATAATATGGAACATATCTATAGTAATCCAACCTCCTGTAATGTTTTAGATATTTCTTGAAATTTATAACATCTAAATCTACAGATTCACCACCCAACCAAGCTTGAGTCTCTAAATCATAAGATATTATAGATTTATAATGAGTATCGAATAATCTCTTATTCACTACAACAGAGTTCGTACTAATTTTAGGTAATTCCACATTTTCCACGTCTGTCAAATCTATAGGATAATGTCTTATGGACTTATCAAAGTCATCATATATAGACATGAATCCTATCTTAGAGTCAAGATAGTGACCATACTTGCTTGGAATGCATATAACTATATTCATATCTTGTAACTTCTTTATGCAAATATACTGTATTATTTTAAAATTTTTGAAATTTACTTATAAAATTCCAAACTATTTTTTAAAAAATTATCTAATCCTTTGAAATCTTTCAAGTTATCTCTTATTTGTCTTAAATTAAAATTTTGAACATACCTTGAATTACCTGAAATCATCCATTGAAAACTTACTGAATTATATATATTTAAATCTATTCCACTTTTTTTTGAATTAGATTTTATATTACTGAATTGTTCAGAGTCTATTTCTACTATAGTATTCAATGGTGAATTTCTTTTTTGCACAAAATACCTTGTTACTATGCCTACTGAATACTCCAAATCAGTTGGCTTTATTTTTATAGGTATAGGTGCTTCGTAACCTCCCTTAGTTATACTTCTAAGTCTAATTGTTTCTGTATTAAACGTATGTCTAGGAATTAATATTTTAGTATTAACCTTCATATCGTCATATATATATGCAATGTTATTTTCAGGATTTATATAATATTGTCCAACATACTCTAAACCATTCATAGTATAATATTCTAAACCTTTGGTATGTTTTACTTCTCTCATACTTATTATATGTTTAAATATGGACATGCCCTCGTGCTAATAGATGTTGTCCAAACTCCTGTAGCATCTATTTTATCTTCAACATCCATTACAACAAACCCAATACCGTTGCTAGGTCTTGCAAAATCAGGTAAATTTGTTGACGTGAATACATTACCCGCTATGATAGGATATGTCCCTTCCATTTCTATTTTCATTTCTAAATCAAAATATTCCATAAAACTAAATTTATTATCAGTACTCGTACCTCGAATAACTTCTATAGCATTATGTATTTTTTTAAATTCAGCCAATGATGAACATGCATCTGCTATAGTATCTTCACTGAAATCTTTTTTAGCCATTCTAGCATATACTCCTATTTTTTCATCTGTTGAAGTTAGTTTTTTTATAATTGATTTGTATTCCTTATCTACATTGTCAGGATACTCGGTGTCTTCTGATATTTTACCTGAAGTGCCTGAACCTTCTCGTATGCCCGTTACTAATGCTAAATCAACTAAATCTGTTGGTAATTTACCTTCAACAATTAATGATAGAGAATTTCCATCACCTTTTATAGGGTCTAACTCAAATAATGGATGCGGAGCACCACTAACTGCTAAAGCATCTGTAATAATTAATTCTTGTAATTGAAATTTATCGTCTATTTTAGTAGGGTCAGGTAATCTAAATGATAGATTAACAAAATTACCTGAACATCTTGATATTCTCGAAAAGATAGTTTCAAAGAATTCTTTAATGCTATATGTAACATCTGAGATTCTATCTGTTTTATTTGCTTTGTTCTTAGTAGATTCTTCTCTAGCAGTATTTAATTCTTGAAATTTTAGGTGTAATTCATCTACTACAAATCTTCTACTTATTAATATGTATCTATGAGCAACACGGTCTCCTAAGAAACAGTTAGACTTAAAGAATGAGCCTCCTACTTCAAAATCTTTTCCGTTTCCTGCATTATTTTTATAATTTCCTGAACCTCTCCCCAAAAATAATACGGACGTAGGGTCTCCTGACCTAAATTTATTACCTAGCTTATTCGCAGGAACTGAGGAGTATGGATTCTCTTTTTCAAATCCAATTTTAAATTTAAATTTATTTCCACACTTATCATTAGTTGCCTTAATTATAGTTTTATTTATTAAATCTACAAGATATTGTAAGGATATATATTCGTGAGCATCACTACCTATACCTGTTCTCTCTTCTTTGCTGTTCATGAATGAGGATATGAATGCCATGAAGGCATTACTGCCGGGAAAATATTCGTATATCTTTCCAACAGGATTTCCCCCTGCCATTCCTACTGATTTAGGTTCGTACCCATCACTGAACTGAGATGTTCTCTTTGAACCGCCTTCCTGTAAGTCATACATTATCTTAGTAATTAGGCTAGAAACATTCTCAGTACCTGAGAATGCTAAGCTACCATACTTAAATACTTGATTAGGAAATACATAAGATACATCACATGATAGTACGTCAAGATTTGCTATAGCAGATGCAGGGCCAATCGCATTGAATCTACATATATATGTATTTAATTCTGTATTCGAATAACCTCCCGCTATTACATACGCTCCCTCTATTTTATTAGATACTCTACCTCTACCTCCATAATCAGAACCATTACCCCATTCTATCGTTATCGGATTCCTATCCTTCTCTCTTCGTAAATATGCCCTTGAATAAGTAACAAATTCATCAAAAGAAAATACCTCGAATTCAACATCTATCTCTAATGTTAAATTCATTTTTTCAGCTTTTCCTGTAACTCTCTTTATACTTAAACTTTTTAGCATAGCCTTTACAGGTCTATTAGTATCTTGATGGTCATAGCTTTGTTCATACCCCCCTAAATTAGATTGAAGAGACGGATACTTAGTGTTTGGCATTGATATTCTAGCCCACGCAGGTAATCTACGTTTATAATCACCACTAAGGTCTTCAGCTCCATTTCGCATATCATAATGTAACTTTTTCCGAGTTGACATTATACTATATGTAGTATCATCAAATTTTTGCCTAAGTAAGTCCATTTTCTATTAATTTTTGAATTTCTAACTCATCTATAGGATATGGAATACGAAGTCTACGTCCTGACGGAACTGTAAAACTACCTTTACCTAAATCATTTGCTCTTGCTATAACCCACCATAATGTTTGGTCTTTGTAAAATTCAAATGCTAATAAATCCAATCTATCTGATTTCCTAGAATATATATATAAATCGCTTTGTCTAAATGGTATGGATGGATAAAATGTAGAACTATATCTTTCATTCTCAGTAGACTTATCCTTAATTTCCGATGCTAGTTTTCTATACCTGTTCATTAGTATTATGTTCTATTGCTGAATATATTTTCCGCTGCTGATGGCATTTTTTTACCTATCCATCTTAGAGTCATATTAACAGTTGTTAATACAGGTAAATTATCTATCCAACTTGTTTTATCGTTTTCCCATTGGTAATCTAAAGAGTTTATATATCCAATTTCATTAATATATATATCTCCAATTGTAAAATTTACAAAGTTACCTTGAAATCCTTTATTGCCTTCGAAATAATTAGGTAGTGTACCTTTTGCTAAATCATCTAATTTATTAAACATTGATTGAGTATCTGACCTACCTCCTTCTGCAACCACGGTAAAATTTAAATCTACGTCCTTTGCAAATGAAGCTAGTAATACTTTTGAGTCAGCTCTGCCAATTTCTGTAAAATCTTGCCAATTAGGTGCAAACCTAGAAGATATAGTATTTAGATATGCAGGAAAAGTAACTGTTAATTGTAATGGTATAATTTTAAATATTAATTGAGTAAATCTTGGTTTGATAGATTTAGGACTATTTACAGGACTAGATGATATACTTCTTGATTTTGCCATTTATATAGTTTTTTTAAGTTTTGATTTCAATTTACTTACCGTACCATCATCAAACTCAATAACTAACTGTGGAGACATGGATATATACTGTTGCATTACATTTAGTAATCTATCTAATTTATAATTAATATTTGTACTTTGAGATGTTGCATTGCTATCTTTATATGTAGGATTGGTTTCTGTATCAACATTCGATGTATTCTTTGTTTTTATAGGATTAGAATTTATTTTTGTATCTACAGTTGCGTTGGATTTTACTGAAACATCTCCCAAAGTTTTTACATTTGTAGATATTTTAGACATATCTACAGATTGTAATGCCTTAAAACTATTAGCTAAAGATAATATAGAATCTGATAGTTGTGAGATAGGGTCAGAATATTGTAATACTTTGTCTCCAAAATATCCAAAAGATAATGCAAATGCTGCAAATCCAATGGATGCTGCCATTAATCCTAAACTTGCTATAACAGCAGATGCACTGAATAATATTAATGCAGGGCCTAACAATCCTATAGCAAGTACTCTTTCCATACTCATCGATTCTAAAGAACTAGCAAATGCTTGTATAGCAGGTGCTGCTAAACTTAATGCATATCCTAATGCTACAGCTGTTCCCACAAGTAATGCTAATCCTAATAGTGCCATAGGGTTAGCCATTGCAGCCCCGAATGTATTTAATGCTACACCTAATAATGTTAAACCTGTTGCTGCCAATGGAGCAGCAAAACCTAATGCTGCCATACCTATTGCAGCAGGTATAGCAGCTATGAATCCAACAGATGCTAATATTAATGCTAATGAACCTAATAGAACTTTAGTCGTACCCATAGACCTTAGTCCTGATGCAATACCTTGCAAATTCTTTTTTAACATTTCCCCATCAATAGATGCCATAGCTTTAATACCAACCATAGCAGGTCTCATTACTATAAATCCTAAGGATGCTAATGCTAATCCTAAAGAACCCATAAAAGTTTTACCCGTACCCATAGACCTAAGTCCTGAAGCTAAACCCTGTAAATTCTTTTTTAACATTTCTGCATCTATTTTAGACAATGCTTTTATTTGAGGTAGTGCAGGTTTCATTGCAGTAAATCCTACAGATGCTTTAGTTAATCCTGCTGCACCCGCAGTAGCTTTACCTGAACCCATAGATTGCAAACCTGATGCTAAACTTTTTAGAAAATCTTTTACAATTTGCCCTGATTCAGGTTTTATTTGTTTTGATGCTTTTATACTATTTTGTAAATCTGTGCCTATGCCTCCACCCGCATTAGCTTGTGAAGTTGGTGCAGCACCTCCCATACGACTTGAAACTGCTCCTTTCACTCTATCATATATACCTTTAGCTTTTGTTTTTAAGGTATCCATATTAAGCATACCTGTGATGTTTCCTAAATTTAGTTTGCTTAATTTGGAAAATGCAAGATATACCATTCCTATGCCACTTACTAAACCTATTACATTTTTTGTAGCACTCAAAATTCCATCATTAAAACCATCTCCAAACTTCTTAACAGCTCCCGTTAAACCATCATCTATTATATCATTTATAAATTGTAATGGCATTAGCAAACCCTCAATAATATATCCAACAATTTGAAATGCAACTCCGACTCCCTTAATTATTAATGCCATCACCGATATAATATTTGATGCAGTTTCTAACACAGGAACTAATGCTTCAACTAAAGGTAGTACAGCTATTATAAGTGCATTTTTAATTTTGCTTAATGCTACATCAAATCTTTCAGCTTGTTGAGCTTTTGATATTTCAGACTTTAATTGTCCTGCACTCATCTTCTCTACACCATCCAAAGTTTTTAAATGGTCTAAAGCATACTTCTGTTCCTCTTCCGATAATCCTGTTAACTTCTCTCGTATGTATAAACTCTTCTGCAATTCACCAACCTCCATACCAAATGCTTTTGCTAAAAGCATTCTTTGAGGTACTGAAGCTTTTTGAAACTCAGCATAAGTACCCGATTGCTTAGAGATTTCTTGCATCATCTTCACGGTATCACCTTGAAGAGCATAGTTCCTTGCAGCACTCACATCTATCAATTTACCCATGGCAACAGATGCTTCCATCTGTGCTGTTAAACTTCCTTGGACATCGAATAAATGGTCTTGAGTTTTTGCTGCTTGTGATAGACTATATCCTAATTTACGAACCTCTATAGCTGCTTTTGCTGCTTCGATTGGCATTCCTGCGAAATTTGTTGCGAGATATTCGGAATTGTCTACTAGGTCTTTTGCAATCACACCGGGTGCGAGTTTATTTGCCTTAGCCAAATTACCCACAGCAACTTGCATATTTCCCGCAATACTTTCATCAGCACCCAACTCCATAAAAGTACCCTGCAATTGAGAAGCAGTTTCAGCAGCATATCCAAATACCTTAGCAGCATCTGATATCTGAACTAATGTAGTGTCAGTTAACTGTGAAAATCTTCCATATTGTTGTATATATGCTGTTTGAACAGCAATTATATCTTCTAATGTAGATAGTTGATTATGGAAAGCAGTTTGTGCAGATAGTGCATTCTTATATAAATCGTATGCCTGTACAGATGCTAACCCTGTTTGAGCTTGTATACCTTTTGTTATCTCATTTATTGAACTCAGTAAACCATGGACTGCTTTAAATGCAAATACCATTCCACCGATGATAGGGCCCATCATACCGATATGACCTCTCATAACTTTCATACCCGCTGCTAAAGCTTTTATAGGGTCTTTAGTTTCTATAAAAGTATCTCTAATAGCTTTACCCGCATCTATTGAAATATCTTTAGCTTGTAAGAATGCTTTTGATATGTTACCTCCTATGAAAGGAATCAGATTAGCTATAGCAGCATACTTAGTATACGATGAATCAACGCTCCTTACATAATCTTCATATGCATCATTTATCTCTCTTCTAACTCCTAACTCAGATTTTAAAGCATTTGTTGATTTTTTCTTATTTGCTATTTCTTTAGCAGCTAACACTGATAACTCACTACTAAGACTATTTATTTCTTCATTAATTATTTTTACATTAGCCGTGTCTTTAGCGTCTATAAATGCTTTTCTATCATTCTTTAACTCATTAAGTTTTTTACTTATTGATGAAACTCCTTCGTCAAATTCTACCCCACTTTTCACTAAGGCATCAAAAACACCTGAATCAACTAATAATTTAGACTCTTTAATATCAATAAGTGATTGAGCTTTATCTAGTAATCTAACTCTTTCTCTTAATATTTGTATACTCAAATCTAAGTTATCAGCATTTTTAGATACTAATCCTATACTATCTTGGTCTAAATTATTTATCTTATCCTTTATTGTAGCAAACTCATCTAAACTATTTAATTGTTCATTAAGCTTTTTTTGTAATATATCATATAAAGATTTACTTTCCTCTAACTGCTCATTGGTTTCCTCCAATAAATCCCTTAGTTTTTCTACGGTATTCTTATAATCCTCACCACTTACTTCTAAATTATTTAGTATCTTTTGTAATTCCTTATACTTCTTCAATACATCAGCAACAGAACGTAATTGAGCTGATGTTAATTTAGTATTTTCTTTAAAAAATTGCTTTAGTCTAGTTTGGAGTTGTTCAGTATCAGAAGCTAAATTCTTAGCCTCTTCTCTCGCTGCTTTTCCTAAATCTTCTAAATCTTTTAAAGGATTTTTGTTCTGTTTAGCCATTACTTAACATTAGGATTTTTCTTCTTTAATCTCCTTATCTCATCTTTGTAACGCTGTTCATTGAACTTTATATCATGTATCAACTCTTGTATTTCAGGGTCTTTACTTGCTGTATACATTCTCTGTAACATCTTCACTTGTTTACCAAATGAGAATAATGCTAGTATACCTGCTAAAAACCCCTCTTCCAAAACTTTTGAATTATGCTTGTTCATATAAATATTTTACTATAAATATAATATGAATACTATATTTAACAAATATTGCTAAATAATACTATCTTCTTTTACTTTGCTTAGGATTTTCTTCTTTTACATACCTCTGTATCTCATCTATGTAAATACGTCTTACATAGACAGGAAGATTATACACTTCAGTAAATGATAATGAACCTTTGCTGTTGTAACTTATGTTTAGAAGTTGTTTATAAACATCTAGTTTATGACTTAATGTCAGGCCAAAAAAACTGTACCCCGATGGGAGCATTAATGCGAAAGGTCTCCCCTGTTTCTTTATCTGCCACCTCCACTGACAGATTTATACCGGGCTGAACTTCTTCAATATATTTTCTCAAAGCTCTCGCATCAGATGCTAATATGTTCTTATCCACAAAATCTCTAACATACTTAGCATCATAATTACCATCTACTGATAATATATAATGTTTCAATTGTGTTGAAGATATTTTTGATAGTCCGTTAAATATTTTTTTATTCTTTTCTATGTCTTCTTGCAACTTTTTTTGGTCAAGTTGTTTCAACATCTTAAAGGTGATATTAACCTTAGATGATGGAAGTTCATACTTAAATTCATTTAATCCAACAGTGTCTACAAATTGGTCATCTAAGTATTTTAAACTTATTTCAGATAAATCAATAATTTCTCTCTGCTTCTTTCCTGATGGAGTTTCAATATGAACATCATATTCACTACCGTATCCGAATATTCTAGCAGCAACCGTAATAGCATCGATGTCACCAACTAGTAAATCATCTAGTCGTATACCTTCAGTGACTATTAATGATTCTAAGAATTTATCGATTACGATTCCTTTTTTAATATAAGACTCTGTAGTTAGGATATCCTCCTCCTTTGCAGTCATATATTTAATCTCTACAGTCCCACTATGAAGAGGACTATCTTTTGGGTAAAGTAGTCCTCTTGATGGTAGGTCTATAATTTCTGTAGGTATTCTATACCCTACAGTTTCTTTGTCTCCTTGAGTTACGATAGAACTTTCCGTTTCGGAAGTAACATCTTTCTTTGGATAACTTGTATCTAAATTCATATTTAAAACTTTTTATTAATAACTATTTTTTAAGACTAATTGTTTTGTTTATGATGCAAAGAATTCTGCCCAATCATAAGATATTGTAGCTTCAACAGCTACTAAATCATCTGAAGATACATCAAAACTACCCCAATTGATATTCGCAAAAAATGCACCATTCAATTCCCAATAAGCACCTGTGAGACCGTTAATATCTCCTTGAGGTGGAACATAGTATAATGTTATCTTCTTCTTATAAGTTGACATGTACTCATCTACATCCGTTCTTGAATTGTGATGGTCATCATTCAACCAACTATGAGCAACAGCAGCACCACTTTTACGTGCTGTTAAAGACTCATAAGGGTCATAGAAAGTTACTGAAATATCTTGCCATCTTGATTTACCCTTAATTTTGAATTCAGAGTTGATGGTGTCGACAGCTACAGGATTATTTACTATAGATGGTATATCCGTAGTCTTGATTAAATATGATTGCTCTCCCGCTTCATAATAGGACTGTATGCTCATTATGAAGCGATTTTGCTGCTTCATATCGACAAACTGAAAATTATTACGATATTGTGCTGACATGGTTATTTTGTTTTATATAAATATAGTGTTAATTATTTTTTTAATCATTGCCTATTCCTTCAGGAGAATCACTTGGGAATACAGCTCCTGTTGGTAGTACAAAGAAATCAATAATAACGAATTCCGCAGTTCTTGTTGGCTTCAAATATATTGCACCTCTCAATTCATTCCTATCAATAACCTCCGCAGTATTATTTGTTTCATCCATTACTACTCTAAAATCGAATAATCCTTGCTTCTGTCTTACATCTTGGAAATAAGGTGTAACAATATCAACAAATCTTTTTCTTGTTTGTACTGTATTTTGTTCAAATACTAAGTATCTTGATGTTGATGCAACAAACTTTTTAGCTGCTATAAGTAAACGTCTAACGTTAATTCTATCTAATGCTGAACGTTTTTTCTGTAGTGTCTTTTGACCCCAAACTACAACACCTTCTCTTGGGTATGTAGCTATCGGATTTATATTACTTGCATATAAATCATCTCTCATTGAGGTAGATAATTTAGTCTCAGCTTGTACTGCAATTTCAATTCCACCTCTATTCAAACCCGCAGGAGCAAACCATGGGAAACTAACATAATCGTTAAACGATATCACACCTGCTACTAAGCAAGATGGTGGTAGCCATACGTTTCTGTTAAGGTCAGGGTCTGCAACTTGTAGCCATGGATAATACATTGCTGCAAAGTTAGAATTTCTTGCTTCACCTGCTAATTGAGCTTGTCCAATAGAATCACCATACTTAGTTGGGTCAACTACTAGGAAGACATCACCTCTTTCTTCGCACATTGCGATGGCATGTGTGATGATATCACTGTGTTTTCCTCCTGCCTCTTGTAGTAAACCGGGAATGTAGAGAGTGTTAATATCATATTCATCAGCATTCGACAAGATATCAATTGCATCATAATAAGCCGTAGAACCACTAATTCCTGCTGCTCCTTGAGCTAAATTAAATCCTTGAGTATTACTTGCTACAATGCTATTATAAAAAGCTCTTGGATGTTGAACATATCCATCACTTCCAAATCCGAAAGTTCCTGATACAGCAGCGGGTAGGGATGCAGATAATGCACCACTTCTAATACCACCTGCTTCATTCAAATAGTTTAATGTATTCTTCAGAATCTCAACTCTAATGTATCTTGAACGATTTGGATATGAACCTGATAATTGAAGATAAGGTCTTCCTGTTCCTGTACCTCTTAAAGTATATACTTGGTCTCCAACAACTCTTGGTAAATATCCCGCATCATTTGGGTCTAGTGAGACATTACTAAATTGTTCAATAACAACTTTTCTACCTGTTCTGTCATCACCTCTTCTGAGTGTTAAGTTAAATGTACCTCTTCTAACATTAACATTGTTTACTTCCCATCTAAAATTATATCTTGTACCATAAGTTGATGATAGTAATCCTAATGCTTGAGTTGTAGATGGGTCTTCAATACCATTATTAGATGCAATATTAGTACCACTATTACCATATAAACCTTCTGACATTAAATGAATTTTAAATGAAGCAGATGCCTCATTAAAATGTGATGCTGTAAGATTAGTTTTAGTCTTACCTCTGTTTAAGAATGCCTTATATGAACCCGAACTAACTACATTAGTTTTGGCTATAGTTGCATTACTATTTATGATTCTAACAACTGTTAGATTATCACCGTATCTTAAATACTCTTGTGCAGTATAGTTTGTCAAAAATTTGAATTCTTGTGCAAAAGCTCCTGAACCACTGATAAAACTATTACCGAATGCTCTAAGGTATTCAGAATAATTTGATACTGAGGTAGGTCTAAAAGCAGGGCCGTATAGGGTAGGGCCAATCACTGCTGCTCCAATTGATTGTATCTCTTGAGGAAGGAAACTTAGGTCTTGTTCTCTCGTGAATACACCCGGACTTACAAATCTTTCGTTAGCCATTTTTTATCTTATTGAATTTAATAATTGTTTTCTAAATATAAATAGTACTTAAATTTTTCAAAATTATATCACTCCTGTTCATTTGGGAATCTATCAACAGCATTTATATCAAATGATGATTGTTCCGTTCTAAATACAATTCTTTTAGTCGTATATGCCTTCTGTATTGTTGATTTTCTTAACTCAAATTCAGATTGTAATCTTGCATCCACCGTCAATGATGTAGTAGCCTTCACTAGTCTTTCTGTAGTTGTTGGGTTTATAGTATCAAAATTTATATCTCCAACTCTTGTCTTAAATTTAAATGAATCTCCCCAACTAAAATTACTTGTTGGAATTATATCTTGAACTATCGAATTCATTTGCTCTATATAATAACTAAACAATATTAGTTCATATTCAATTATATAAAACTCAGGTAGTACTGATATATAATACTCATCAGAAAATTTAGAATTAGATAATGTTGCATGTTGGTCTCTGATATTTTCAAAATTCCTTTGTTTTGGATTTATAGATATCGTAGCAGAACCATAGTTAACATCTAATTTTTTAAATCTTTCATCCTCAGACATTGATATTCTTCTAATAGTTCCGTATGGAGCTAGTATCTTCCCTTGTTTATCCCTCATGTATCCTCTTGCCTGTATTTGATTCCAAATTTCGGCAGATGCATAAACTATAGGAACATCAATCATTGAATCATTCTGTTCAACTTGTGCATTTATTGTGTTCTTTAAATAATGCATAACTGCATAATCAACATCATATAATGTTATGGCAGGAGTTCTAAAGGTGTCATTATCCCTCCTCGTTTCATACGCTCTGTTAAATGGTGGGTCAACACCCGTTAATGATATATTAGGATTTTCTGCCATTATATTCTATTTGGTAAATCATATATGCTATTTCTCGGAGTCATTACATTTTCAATTCCTAAGCGGTCTGCTGTTATTTTCATACCTCTTGCAATAATACTTACATTATAACCAAATGCATCTCTTCCATCTTCTACAGTTGCTAGTAATGTATCAGGATTTCGTCCTGTCCATAATTGATTTGAACCTACGTAATTTAATTCGTAGTATTCAGAATCCCATTTAATTATATCACCTTCTTGTATTACAAGATTTAAATCTTTTAAATCATCTCTAAGAAATGAAAATGATATATTTCTAATATATGTAGTTAATTCATCACCGTCATAATCTTTTTCTTCTCTTGTTATTAGAGAATTAACCCTCATTGGATTAAAAAATATTTTTTTGGAAGATTCACCATATATATTTATTTTGGTATACTGCGTAGCTATTTTATATACTATGACTTCAGTATTGATTATAGAGTTAATTAATTCTCTATTCAATCTTCTTATTAAACTTACATCTCTTGAACCTCCGAATAATGCCATAATATTATATTATTGTATATCGTCTTTTAAATTATCATAATCTGATTTTTCATATTTATCTAAAGATTCATAATCTAAACTTTCTAAATAATTATTTAATATTTTTTTTCCATTTTTAGGAATACTAAATCTACTATTATTATAATTTTTATACAAGTAATTCAAATATTTCTTATCATAATCATTTGGATTTTTATCTAAATACATAATTAAAAATCCATATATTTCGTCACTAATTTCTTTATTTTCAAAATCTAAATCTTTTATTTTATTATATATT